ATGGATTGCGAGCCTGTTTGTAATGGCATCGTTGATGATGCGAGCAGCAGGTGTAGAGTATAGAATGTACGATCTTTACCTCGGTTGGCTTGGGATTGTATTATGGATTTGGGTATCAGTGATTTGGCGAGATCGAGCATTGATTATGTTAAACACGGTTTCATTCTTTATGTTAACCGTAGCAATTATGAAGGAGTGGGCAGGTGTTTGAGTTTACATTTATTTTAATAGGAACAGTAATAGTTTGCCTCTGGCTCGTCGTAGGTGGAGAAGGAGATGACGATGTATAAAATGCATACTGACTTTGTATACATTATAGAGTTGAATAACGAAGTATATCCTCATATGCCGTTCGAGAGCTATGACGCAGCGTATGAATATATCATGGAGAGTGGTATGTACTACGAAGGAGAATGGGAGATAATCGAATGGCCCGTAGACTAAAGCACCTAGAAGTAATTCACGAAACATATTTCGAACATCTATTCTTTGCTCTGAAAGTAGCATTTGTACTCGTAGTACACGGACTCATGCCTTGGGTATGGAGTATGAAAGCGTCAGATATGATGGAGATGAAAGAACTCGAAAGACGTGAAAAGATACGGCGGGGACGGAGCGGATATGAGTGAAGCGTGGGCAACCTGCGATGCTTTGATGGATGAATCATGGAATCGCTTTGGCAGTGCAAATATAGAGTTTTTATATGGTGGAGGGCTTACTGCAAGTCCCTATCGTGTTTATGTATACAAAGTAGGAAGTAAAGAAGTTGTTTGTGAGTGGGATGGCGAAAACGCAACTCTATCAATTTACCCCTCCTGGTATGAACCACCCACACCTCCCGAGAGTTAATACACTTTGTGTATTTTATCATACACTAAGTGTACGAAAGAAAAATAGTTCTTGACAAAAATTGGTAGTAAATGTTACAATATTATTACAGTCGATAGGCTGTTTTAAATTTATACGCTGTGAAGCGATAGAGATCGTCGTGAGACGATAGGAGAATACAATGAAATATCTACTAACAGTAGTAGGGTTATGGCTGTTTATGCTATACTCTGCTCAAGCATATTCTCAGGAGATTGTGGTAGTCGAAAAACAAGGAAAAACGTACGCGCTTGTTACAAGCTGCACGACTACAAGTAGACCTACGGCCATTCAAGTACGGGGAAAGCCAGAGAAAGGTTCAATCGTTGTCTTAAAGACACGAAAGAAAACACATAAGTGTGAAATTACTAAATCAGTAGTTATCACATAAAAATAAAGGGGCTACGGCCCCTTTTTCTTAATTTCCTGTGTCATGTTGGTTCTCAATTTCACATGAGTTATCAAAATCGCACTTATTGGTTCGATCAGGCATTTCAACTTCGACGTATGTCATCCATACAGCCAGCAATACAACAAACTCCCACATTATGCATCCTCCCTTTTTATTATACTTCTACTAAAATATCTTTTAGGTTTGGTTCGAAGAAGTCTGGTCCTTTCATGACCTTTCCATTCTCACTCTTAATGGGTCGTCCATCTGCACCGAGTTTGCTCATATTACTCCGGTGAACTTCAAGATAGCATTCATCAAGGTCAATCCCAAATGCATGACCAGCCCCATAGATAACATATAACAAATCCGTAAGGGCGTCAGCCACTTCAACCATATCACGATTTTCGATAGCTTCTTCCAGTTCTTCATATTCTTCTCGAATCAACTCTAGACGTAATTCACGAGTACTAAAGTCAGGCCAAGTAGGGTGTACTTGAACTTCCTGACCAAAGGCTTCCATGAAATCGCCTGCAAGTTCAAAATTGCTTGGTATCATTTTTCTTCCTTTTACCTCTAGCGATAGCGGCTTTCTTTGCCAGCCGCCGTTTCTCTGATTTCGGGACATACTCACCACGTTGGCGGTACTCCCATACGATGTCAGCACATTTCTTTTTAAACACACGCAGTGCGCTCTCTACGTTATTATTTCTTACCTTAACCTTCGGCATTACTTTCCTTTTTACGAAGCATGGGAGGTAGCCCCCACACAGCTTGAGCTTCTGCCTTGTTACCAGCAGCGTCAATGACCAGCATTACACGCTTGCCTTTCAACCATGCTTCTTGCTGGTTGCGTAGACGTTGCATTGGAGTAAGAGAACGACACCCACGGCTACTACGACGTAGACCTTGGCTTGTGTAGTTAGACTTACCCATTCTTTTCTTCTTTGCCATTAAAATGCTCCTTTGCGAATAAAACACCACCCACGTTTGCGTAGATAGCTTACTTGTTTACGAATACTGTTCATTGAACGCCCTGGAAACATCTCTAGTAGCTCCTGTTCATCCTTGCAATAATACTGATTGCGAAGGAGGTTACGCTCTTCATGTGTCCAAGGTTTCTTCTGATATTCTTTCATGTTGTATATTATAGGGGATCTTTCATCGAAAGTCAAGAAGTATTTTTCTTTGGTAGCAAAATATGACTCGTAGTTATGAGTGACATAACTGAAAAAATTTCTTGACATGTCTTCCGTTTTTCAGTATAATATACACATCTACGAAATTACACAGGAGATTTGTATGCTTGATATCACTACAGCCGCCATCGTGTTTGCGATTTGCCTCTGGGGAGGCTCTCAAACGGCCTTTCATCTTGGAAGACGAGAGGGCATAGAAAATACAGTGCAGTACCTAATCGACACAGGTGTACTAGAAGTAGATGACGAAGAAGGCTTATAAGAGCGACGCCTTTATCCAAGTTGCTCTAAAAAACAGACCCTCATAAGGGGCAACATAGGAAATAATGAGAGCAGTAGCAGCAGTACTTTTACTAAGCGCAGCGGGGNTAGCGCAAGCCGAAGAAGAAAAAGAATCACCCCTACCACAACAAATGGAAGAAGTAGTCGTAATTGGATATGATTGGAGCTTTGATGAGCGCAAAGGTGCTTTAATGATGGGTCTCAGTGGGGCATATCTTATACATGAGTACGACAAAAGACGGAACGAATGGCGTTTTGTAAAGGCGTCAAACGAGCCGAAAAAGGATAACGAATGAACAAAGAATCTGTATACGAACAGTTGAAGATTGATGAAGGAGTAGTTTTTGAAATTTATCTGGACCATCTTGGGTACAAAACCTTCGGAGTGGGACATCTCGTGCTTGAGTCAGATCCAGAGCACGGATACGACGTTGGAGAACCAGTCTCAGTTGAGCGCGTACAAGAGTGCTTTGACCGAGATCTCGAAGTGGCTGTAAGTGAGTGTGTTGCACTCTACGGAGCAGACATCTGGGAAGGATTTCCAGGAGAAGTTCAAGAAATACTCGTAAACATGATGTTTAATCTTGGCCGACCACGCTTATCAAAGTTTAAAAAGATGCACGCTAATCTTGAGATAGGCGACTGGGCACAGGCCGCTATAGAAGGTCGAGACTCGCTTTGGCACCGCCAAGTAGGGAATCGAGCTGAAAGACTAATGACAAGATTGGAGAATGTATAAACATGGCAATTTATTGCACAGAAGCTGAGCGCCACAACTACGAAGAAAAAGGTTACTGGCGCTCATTACCAGACATGGTACCTTCCATGACATTTCATACTCGAGTTCTAAATGACGGAACTTTCGAGTGGTTAGACGTAAATACATGGGATTTATTTGCAGGCGAGAGAGTCTTAATGTTCTCCCTGCCGGGCGCTTTCACGCCAACCTGCTCGACTTATCAACTACCAGAGTTCGAGCGACTTGCACCCGAGTTTTTTAAGTTAGGAATCGATCACATCTACTGTGTTACTGTAAACGATGCGTTTGTATGTAATGCTTGGGCACATGATCAAAACCTCGAGCACGTGCAAGTACTTCCTGATGGTAGTGGTAAATTTACCGAAGAAATGCAAATGATTGTTGACAAAGACAATCTTGGCTTCGGTCGACGCTCTTGGAGATATGCAGCATTAGTAGATAATGGATGCGTTCTCGACTGGTTCATTGAAGAAGGGCGAGAAGATAATCATGAAAAGGATCCTTATATGTATACTGATCCAAGTTTTATACTGAGCAAACTGCGACAAACTTCTTGACATTTATTCCTGAAGCGAGTATAATACTCTCATGAATTTATTTTACTTAGATAACGATTTAGATAAGTGCGCCGAGTATCACGTTGATAAACACGTCAACAAAATGATACTCGAGGCCGCACAACTTTTATGTACTGCGATATGGGTAGATACTTTACTTGGATTTGTACCTCGTGCACTTGAGAAAGATGAAGCCGCAGTACTAAATGAATACAAAAAACTTGAGAAACCTCTTCCTCCGGAAGAAAGACAACTCACTCCATATCTTGGTATGATGTANAATCATCCCTGTACGATATGGACTCGATCATCACTAGACAATTACGAGTGGACATGGTGCTATGCTCATGCTCTCGCAGAGGAATTTAGATATCGCTACGGCAAAGAACACAAATCGTTCTGGCAAGTCATCAACAAGTTACCCGACCCAGTCAACCTTAAACGCGTGGGCTTCACCACGTTTGGACTTGCAATGCCTGAGATCCTCAAGAACTACGATGATCCAATACAGTCTTACCGTGACTATTATCATCTTGACAAGGCTACTTTTGCCAGTTGGTCACACCGAGAGCGTCCCCCTTGGTGGGATGAGTCTCTTGCTGACTACGAACAGAGAATTACGGCGCAATGAACGATAAAGAGTTAGAAGAGTGGGTAAACAAACACCCATGGCGAGCTAATGTTATTTATCCTGCACTCGGAATAGCAGGAGCTTTATTTGTGCAATTTACTTGTATACAAATTATTGACTCATTTTTAACAGGAAAATGGATATGAGCAAAGTTAGTTTAGTAGGAATCACAAAGCCGAGTGCAATGACAGGTTGCACTACGGCTGAAGAACTCGTAGCATATGCTGCACGAGTCAGTAATCCTGAGAATCAAATCCATCACGAGAGTGCACCACGGCTACTGCGATACCTTATCAAGCATGGTCACTGGTCTCCTTTTGAGATGGTAAGTATTACTATGGAGATAGTAACAACTCGAGATATTGCTCGTCAGATGTTGCGTCACCGTAGTTTTAGTTTTCAAGAGTTTAGTCAACGATATGCAGTTCAAGAGAACCATATGTATCGTGAAGCTCGTCTACAAGATCCAAAGAACAGACAGAACAGTATCGAGTTGGAAGATGCAGAAGACTTTGGCAAAGGTGGAAACAAAACTCAACATGAACGACTTTATGAAGAGTGGAACATGAGACAAGCAAAAGTTATTCATGCCTCAAAAGAAGCATACCAGTGGGCATTGAACAATGGAATTGCAAAAGAGCAAGCTCGTGCTGTTCTGCCTGAAGGAAACACAGAGTCAACACTCTACATGAGTGGTACTTTGCGTTCATGGATTCATTACTGCGAATTGCGGCGGGGTCAC